TTATTTTCTGGACTGTTTGGGGGAAGGGGTTTCCAAGTTTGGGGGAACTTCGTTCTTAACGCGTTCTGCCACCCTCTTTGAAGAGCGTATTCCAAGCTTCGCACGATCCGCCCCGCGGGTGTAAACTTCCGCCTGTTTTGGGCTTGCCCATCCGAATTGGCTCATAAGCTCGTGAGCCGTTGCGCCTTCGTCCGCCGCTATCGTAGCAGCAAGCTTTCGCACCCCGTGGGCGTTCTTCTGGATGTTGGCTTTCCTTGCGGCTTCCCCAAACCAGTTCCCAAATCCAGCCTTGCTGAACGGCTTGCCGTGCGATGTAACGATAAAATGCAGATCGCCCGTTTTAGTCTTCTCGATCAGGTCGAGGACATACTGCGGTAGCTCGACCGTCACGATAGAGCGCGTCTTGTTCGTCTTGAAGGACAGGATATTCCCGCGCAAATGCTGCTTCCCGAGATCGACTAGATCTCCCCGGCGACTGCCAATGTGCAGCAGCATCTCGAAGGCCAGACGCTGTTGCGTGCCTTCCTTCCAAACCTCCCGAAATGCAATCGCATCTTCCATCGTCCAGTCTGGGAAGCCAGACGTTTTGACCGTCAGACGGTCTACGCCGTCACATGGGTTGGTCTTCACATGGTCGTTTTTCAGCGCCCACTTGAACAAGCCCGTCATGGCTTTGAGGTAGTTGTTGGCCTGCACTGGCGTCTTGGCCATTTTATCGATGCGGTTTCGAATGTGCTTTGCGGTTATCGCTCGGTACGGCACGTCGCCGTTATCATCCACCACATGCTTGAAGATGTTTGAACGCTGGCGCCTGGTTCCGTCTGCCAATGTAGACCACGCCGCGCTCTCCATATACCGAGCAATGAGCCAACGAATCGTGTTTGGCGCACCGTTGACCGCCGGCTTCTTTTTAGGCTTTTCAGCTAGAAGAGCCGCATATGCCATTTCAAACTCATGGCTCGCCGGGTCATCAGGCAGGCGTGTCCTCGGGCCTTTGTCTATGCGGAAATAAAAAAGCACCTTCCCGTAACGGGTGATTGTTTTCGTCACATATCTGGGAAGTGGCTTCGGCATTCTGCCATCAGAGGGCAAAGTCATCTGGCAGTTCAACCTCACTCGGCTTGTGATTATCTTGGATATCGGGGAAAACCCTGATCACAATTCCATTAACTTCGACCTCGGCGCGAACGCCATCCCGCCTCACCATTCTAGCGAGGCGCTTTAGGTCGCTTTGCTTGATGAGCGCTGATGCCGTCATCCCTCGCTCCTTTCAATCGCCGCTCGGCCGGCGTCGGTGATTGAGATTACTCTGCTTACGAAGCCGCTCTCATGCTTCGTGTAGGGCGAGGTGGCCACGTACCCTCTTTGAGCAAGGCTGACGACAAAGGCGTCCTCGTATCCCTTTTCTTCCTCGGCTTCGTGTTCTCTGAGCACTCGCAGAACATGCTTTTCCATTCTGGTCAGCATCACCGCTCCTCCGATTGCAGGGCGCTACGTGCCGCTCTGATTTTATCGGCTTTGACCTTGAGTTCTTTCATCACGGCGAAGAATAGGCCTCTTTTTGCGCGCGGCTTAAACCTGCCTTCCTGAAAGAGCTTGTACCACATGCCAAGCGTGTCGATGATCATCTGCTCGACGCGCTCCGATTCCTGCGCACGTCTGTGCATCGCTTGCAGTTTCACCCTTGCCTCCCTCTCGCGCCTCTCGGCTTCGGATAGGAGATCAGCAGCCAACTTGGAGAAAGGATAATCATTCGGCAAGCTGCCAATCCCCGTTCGAGCCATTAATGTGACAGTCTTCTCAACCTCATCACGCAATCGGTTTGCTGCCATCTCGACGGATGACCAATCGCGGCGGCTGATACCGGCATGTAATTCTTGAATAAGTCTCGTGCTCATTCGCCACCCTCCTGCTTTACCGCTACAGGCTTCAGCTTGAAAAAGTCATCGGCCGCAACGGTCGCGCACCCGAGTGAATGAGCAAGATGCAGGATGTTTTCAGATGATGGCTTGCCGGAATACACCGTGTACAGGTGCGCTGCGGCTGTCATCAGCATCATGATTGCATCTGCCGGATCGGTTCCGGCGCGTTGGCAGATCGCTTTCGCTGCGGCTTCGACAGCAAGAACTCGCGCTTGCGGGTCGCTCGGTACTTTTCCTTTTATCTCGACCTGCATGTCTCACCCCTCCTGCTTTGCGGGTGCTGCGGGGTCCACTGACGCCCGTATGTCGTTCAGCATCGCGATCTCTTCATCACAGCTATCGTGTGTGATGTCGTGGTTTTCGATGATGTCGAGCAATTGCTGGCACCACCAGCGCAGCGTTACGGGGTTGCTTTCCAGACCCGCCACGTCCTGCACCTGTGCGGAGAGGGCGGAGATCGCCTTTGACTGGTCGATTAGGAGATCGACAGCGTTATCAATTGCCAGTGGGTCAACCTCGCCTTTACTCAGGCTCTCACGAAGCTTTGCGACGACGTTCCGTGTGCGCTCGTTGAAGCTGTCTTCGTCCTCACCAAGCTCTGGCTCGTTGTCAGATTGGCATCTGCGATATCCGGCTTTGAAGCCTTCCTCGTACATGGTCATTTCAGGACCAGTTCGCATACCGAATGCAAGGAAGCCGATTGTTGTCCTGATGTGATGCAGGAAGCATTCCTTGAGCGTGTCGTCTTCTGTGCCTTCCGAGCAATAGGCTTCCGTCATCGCGGCGTACATTGCATCCGAGCGCTTGTTCCACTCCGCTATTGCGTCGGCATCTGACGCAAAACCTTTGATGGTATGGCCGCAGCCGACAGCAAAGCATGTGACTACTCCCAGCCCCGGTGCGCCAATATATGTGCTTGCTTCGTCGGCTCCGCACATTGGGCATGGCTTCAGTTCTTCACTCTGCATGGTGTTCGCCTCCTGTGCTGGCGAGGGCTGCTCGGGCGCGTATTTTGGCGCGATACGTTCGTGTTCGGCCTTCTTGATCTCTTCCAATGCGGTCATCTGCTCACGATCTCCCCGGTTCTGGTGTCGATCACGTCACCGTTGATCTTGCGTTTGAAATTACTCTGGAATCCGGACCGCTTTTGACCCTTGATGCCGAGGTGCTTTTTGCGCACGCGATTGCACTTCGCCCGAACGGTTGCTTCGGCCTTGGTTTTCTTCTTGTGGGCTTCCGCGGTGACGGCCTGCAAATTGCTCTCGGTGTTGGCGCCCCCAAGCCAAAGCGGCACGATATGGTCGTATTGAACCTTCTCGTCTGAACCGAGCGCCACGCCGGTCAGAGCGCACTTGTTCCCCTGCCGATCACGAATGCGATCCTTCACGCGGGGCGGCGGCATGGTATCGTCTGTACGGCCACGCCATTCCTCAACTGTCCGGGCCATCACCTCTGCCCTCCCAGCGCACGTATCAGGCGCTTCCACCAAGGCAGGCGGGCATTTATCTCGCGCCGCAGCCTGTTGGTCGTCTCGTCTCGCTTCGCCAATTCGGCAAGTTTCGACGGTCGTGATTTTGGATAGCGCTTCAGGTGCGTTTCGACGGAGTTCATGCTGCACCGCCGATCCGCTCCTGACGAACCTGCTTGATATGATCGACGGTGATGCCGCCGTTCTCGCAGAACCAATCCCATGAACCTTCCGGTATGAGCTTGGCGGCCTCCAGCTTGAGCGTGATGCCCTTCGGCGTGTCGTTGAACCAATCGGCCATCAGGATCGCCATGCGTCTGGTGAACGTCGTCTGGCCGACTGTGTGCATCTTGAAAACGGTGGTGAGTTCTTCGGTGTTCATGCCGTCGCCCTCCGATCATTGCCGTGCATGTGCTTGCGAATGTCGCCACGGCTGCAGAACATGGTTCTGGAAAGAGCCGCCACGTCGGGATCCTCATATTCCTCTGCAAACTGGTCGAGCATGCCGATGACCCGGTAAATCTCCATGTCGATCCGGTTTGCTTCGATTTGCTTCTTGGTGCGCGTCTCAGCCATCGACGCCTCCCAGATCAGAAGCCTTGCAATCAAGAACTTCAGCGAAGTGGGCGAGGGCCTTTGCACGCAGAGCCTGCATCACCTTCGGGTCGGCCTTGATCTGGGCGTCAGCGCTTTCGACAAAGGCCTTGATGTGCAGGTGAAGTTCTTCCGGCAGGCTGTCCTTCCAGTTGTCCTTCGCGGTGACGAGTGTGGCGCGGCGCTGTTGCGGCGTTTCCAGCGATGGATCAACCACGATGAACATCAGCTTCCGGCAGCACTCGATCAGGTCGGCGCGGTCAATCGGGAAGATGGTCGAGGCCGGAGCATCGGAGGCGGGGACATCATCCGCTCCGGCCTCATCTACTGGCGTATTGCCAGCGTTATCTGACGACGGGGCAGGGGTTTCATCGTCGGAATCGGTGTTGCTCAGAATCTCGCCCGTGAGGGCGTCGTGGTGCTCGTCGGTGTCGAATGTACCGTCGACGGTCTGATGCTCGTCAGCGGGGCGCTGTGTGGCAACAGGCTCATCGGAAAGCGGGTCGAATACCGGGGTGATGTTCTTTGCCCGGTCTGGTCCGCGGAAGTCCTCGACTTCTTCACGGTCATAGGCGCCAAGGATGACTTCCGGGCAGTACCTACGGGCGCCAGCGCGCAACGAGTAATAGGCCTGCTGCCGATCCGGGTCCGACTTCCAGAGCGGTGAATTCTTTGGTGTGATCTTTTCGAACTCAGGGCTTTCATAAACCTGGACCGATCCGTCCTTGAACTCGAACGTGACGATGCACTGACGCTTTGCGCCCGCACCGCGATACTCCACCTGCGGCCGGCGCTTAAGATCGGCGCGGGTATTGATGACGGCGGCGATCAACTGAGCCTCGTAGGCAATGACGTCTTTGATCTTGTAGGACTTCTGCGCCACACTGAAAGGGTTGAAATCCCACTGCAGTGCCTGCATCGTGACCGCCATGCAGTCGGCGGCATTGCCGTGCAAATATGCGGGAATGCCTGCCTTCGACTGGCACATTAGCTCAGCGAAGCGGACAACGTCGCCAAGGCTCTCGGGCTTGATGGCAATACCAGAACCGGACTGGCCGATGGCAACTCCGCTGGCCGGGTTTCTGTCTTGCGTGACGATCTTGTTCATATCAGACTCCCGTCATAAGGCGTTGCTGGTACCAGACCGGCAGGTCTGTCTCTTCCAGCTCTTCAAGTGGTGTGGATGGAACCCAAGCGGCCGACGTGCCGAACTCGGACATGTAGCGGCTGTAGTTGTCGATCGCTTTGGTGATGAGGTTACGGGCGTAGCCGAACAGCGGGTTACCCGGCGAAAGCTTGATGCCGTGCGAGATCGGCGCGCCTTCCTTCTGCCAAAATACGAACACGAAGGCGAAAACCTCGTTCATGGCGACACGGTGCAGCCACTCCTCAATGTGAGGGACGAATACCTTCCCCTCGGAAAGAAGCCGTCGCATCTGCCTACGGCCTTCGCTGTAATGCTCTGCGGAGACGATGTAATCGTAGCTGGCAACAGCGTCCCGGCACGCCTTGTCGAACTCCTTGCCCCTGGCATTGGCAAGAGACTTTAAGTCCGTGATGGCGTTGAGCTTGAGGAAGTCGAACCGGCACTTGAACCGAACGCCGTCGACCGTCCAGAACACGGACACTTCCGGCTCGCCGTTTTCGAAGGCATTGGCGAGGGTCTTGTTCGCCTTGATGAACGCCGAGGCCGCAAGGATTTTCGTCCATTCCTTGAACTTCACCGGAACTTTGCCTGCAGCCTTAATCTTCTCGATCTCTGCGCGGCCTTCTTTTGTGTTGCCGGCGAGCATCTGCGGCGCGTGGTGCGACTTGAATTTCTCCTCACCCTCAAGAACGCACTGGTGCAGTTGGCGGCCGAACACCTTTGCCGGCGTGTCATCGTCATCGGGGCGAGCAGGGTTCAGGTGGCTCTCCCACCAGAAATCCGGGGCATTGCCGATAAGCTTTTTGATGCTGGTTGAACCCAGAGCCGTGTCTGCGTGGTACACAGCATCGCTCATACCGAAATAGATGCCGTCGGGATGCTTCGTGAACCCTGCCAGGTCGCCACTCTTGGCGACGACGCGGGAGACGATATCTCCAATCACTTCCATGCTACGGACCTTTCCTGATTTACGAGCGCATCCGCCTTGAGGTAGCTTTCCGAAGCCAGCGAGATTGCGAACATGAGCGTGCAGGTCACGAGAACCAGCGTCACGAACTCGATGAATTTGATTTTGCGGAAGTTGGAAGCCGCGCGCTTATTGAGCGCTTCGATGTAAGCTTCCCGCTCATCCGCTTCTTGTGTGCTGGTGGTGGAGAAAGCGGAGGGCATCACGAGCGGCCTTCTGCTTTGGCGATGGCAGCAAGAGCGGCATCAACCATCAACTGAGGATTTCTGCCTGTCCCATCACCGTTCCCGGCAATCTCTCGTAGAGCCGCCAGAACATAAGGCAAAACATCGCCTCGGTTCATCAGCGCAGCCACAGCCTTAGCGCCGTCCTCATCCAGATACTCGGTGACTTCGCAGACAGGGAAGCCGACTTCGAACAAGGTGCCTGTTTCCGTTTTCGTCTGGACCGGCTTCTTGCGGATCACCTTGCCAATGGCTTCATATGGCCCACTGGTATGCTTCACTGTATCTGCGGTCATTTCCTGCCCCTTCATATCTCGGGTTACTCTGACAAAGCCGGTGGGTTGGTGGGGTCAGGTAAGGCGTAGAGTTTTGTTCGGTAGGGAAACTTCTGGATGTCAACCAGAGCGACCAACTCACGCTCACCGAAAGCTTCAGGATCCCCATGAGCCGAAACAATCTCCGCTACCGCATTGGACAGGGCAGATTCGAGGGCTTTCGCGTCCTCAAGCGATAGCGAGACATCGTAGTTGTTTAGATCAACTCGCTCACCAGTCGTTTCGGCGTCGGCATAGTCCTGCGCTTTATCCGCCTCGACGTATTCGATTGCCGATCTCATCCGGTTGATGATTTCACCCTGCATCTTCTTCTCCTCTGTGCTGTGGTTACTTGGTGGGGGATTGGAGCGCGCCAGACATGTACTCTCGAAGCTGCTCAAACGTGATCAGAGCGTGATCCGGGTACTCTGCCGGTGAGGTGACATCTGACGTTTCGATCAGGTCTTGCCACGCCTCTTCCGGTGTACGTTTTGGATGAGGCGCGTACCTTGCTGCGTAGTCTTCTGATGCTTTCTTCCATCCGCTCAACCACTCGTCGCGGTCTTTCCCTTCCGGGTGGGTTAGATGGCTTTGGCCGCGCATGCAGGCGTCATATCCAGCTTGAAAAACATCAGTGTGTTTGGTTTCTATCATTTCCCTATCCCTTGTCTGAAGCCCTGTGCGGGGCGGCTATTCGGTCACGGATCGTGCCGGCCTGCGCCATTGCACTTGAAACAACTGCTTGTTGATGAGTGGTATGGGCCTTGGCTAAGGGCGGGGACGTCCCGAACAAGAAAGCTGACGCCGACCTGCCGAACCCATTGGCCTCAAAGCCCAAGGCTGGCGGTGCAAATGCTAAGGCCGCGGAACAGGCTGAATGACCCATGGCTGACGCCGCTGGCTTCCGAACCGCGTTCCCTGAATTTTCTGACACCAATGCTTATCCCGACGCCACGGTCAATCTGTGGCTTGGGTACGCTCAAAATCTCGTCAACCTTGATCGATGGGGAACGCTCTACGACCTCGGCGTCTATCTGCTGACGGCGCATAACCTTGTGATCTGGAAAAAGGATAGCAAGGCAGCGTCGGTCGGCGGCATTCCCGGTTCGTCCTCTGGCGTTCAGTCATCGAAAGCGGTTGATGGGGTTTCCGTCAGCTATGACACCACTGTCGCCACTGTCGAAGGCGCCGGCAATCTCAATCTCACGACCTACGGCACGCGTTTCGCTGATCTGCGAGACATGTTCGGTGCCGGAGGATTTCAGCTATGACGACGGTAGGCCTCACCGTCCAGAAGGATTTGGTCGACAAGGTTTTATCGGACATCAAGGCCCTGACGAAGAAAGAAGTTCTCGTCGGGGTTCCGATGGATAAAGCCGATAGACCGCCGGATGACGGGGAGAAATCACCGCTGACGAATGCCGAGATCGGCTATCTGATGGAAACCGGGGTGCCTGAGAAGAACATTCCGCAGCGTGCATTCCTTGTGCCTGGCATCGAGAACGCAAAGCCCGATATCGGCAAGACGATGGAAGCCGGAGCTATCAAGTCGCTCACGGGTGATGCAGAGGCGGCAGACAAAACGCTGCACAAGGTCGGGCTTATCGGTCAGGCGGCGGTGCAGAAGAAAATCACCGATGGTCCCTTCGATCCTCTCGCGCCTGCCACATTGGCTAAGCGCAAGGCAAAGGGGCGCACTGGTGAAAAGCCGCTGATTGATACCGGTTCACTTCGACAAAGCATTTCTTATGCGGTTCGTCCGAAAGGTGAGTGACCATGGCAACGCTTGACGTCACTGAAATCCTGTCAGACCCGGACTTCTGCGACACGGTCACGATCACCCGCAAGACCGAGACAATCGGATCGAACGGTCGACCTGTGATCACTACGGAGACGTTCCCCAACGTGATTGCTGTCGTCACAGCGGGCCAAGGAGACATGCTGAAGCGATTTCCTGAACTGACGCGGGTAGAAGGCTCGGTGATGGTCCATACGACCTTCAGGCTCGTTGCCGCGACACAAACGACGCAGGCGGATGAAATGGCGTGGAACGGCGTCAACTATCGCCTGACCGCGCTGAACGACTGGACGAACTTCGGGGCGGGCTTCGTCTCGGCAATCTTCACAATGATCGATCTGCTTGAGGCTTCCCCGACATGAACACGTCAGCAACGGGCGGATATCTTCAGCCCACGTCGCCAGGACCGGCGCAGGACGTCGAGCTTGAAGACCAGATACAAGCGGCCATCGTCGGGATTACGGGTCTTGCTGGCTCTTTGGTTCGCCCCCGGTGGCAACAGAACCCGCCAAAACAGCCCGCGATCAACGTCAACTGGTGCGCTTTCGGGATTACTCGTCAGCGCTCCGACAATTTCAACGCCGTGCGCCATATCAGTGCCGGTGATGGTAGCGATCAGTCGATCACCCACGAAACGATCGAACTGCTCGTTTCCTTCTACGGGCCAGCAGGGCAGGCGAACGCCGCAGCCTTTAAGGACGGCCTGCAGATACCGCAGAACATGGAAGTGCTCCAATCGCAGGGAATGGCCTTGTACGAGGCCAGAGACACGATTGCAGCGCCCGAACTCATCAGCACGCAGTGGATGCGCCGTTTCGACGTGCCATTCACGCTGAGACGACAGATCACGAGGACTTATCCGGTTCTCAATCTGCTTGGGGCCGGTGGCTCCATCCAATCCGAAACCAATTCCGAAAACTGGACCGCACAGGAGCGATAGCCAATGGCGACAGGTCTCAATGTCAACAACGTGGTGAACGTCTCGGTAAACCTGAGCCCCATCGCCGCGGCTGCACGCAATTTCGGCGCGCTCCTGATCCTCGGATCCAGCGACGTCATCGATACCGGACAGAGGATGCGGAGCTATTCCGACCTCGACGGCGTGGCATCTGATTTCGGGACGACTGCCCCGGAATATCTTGCCGCCAACCTGTTCTTCTCGCAAAGCCCCCAGCCGGCAATCCTCTATGTGGGCCGCTGGGCGCAGACTGCGACAAAGGGAACGCTGAACGGTGGCGTTCTGACCGCTTCCGAACAGTTGATGTCTGCATGGACATCCATCACGGCCGGTTCGTTCAAGATCGATATCGACGGTGCCACCAAGACGCTCTCTGCCCTGAACTTCTCGGCGCAGACGAACCTCAACGGCGTGGCATCCATCATCGACACGGCGCTGACCGGTGCGACGGTGACGTGGGACGCGAACAACGGCCGCTTTATCGTCAAGTCTGACACGACTGGCGTAACGTCGACCGTTGGATATGCCACGGCAACCGGCTCTGGAACGGATATTTCCGCGCAGCTGAAGCTCACCACCGGTCTGGCTTCTGCCCCGGTAGGCGGCATCGCTGCCGAAACGCTGGTATCTGCCCTGACGACCTTTGCCGACATGTCCAACGACTGGTACGGCGTGATGGTGGCAACCGCTACCTCCCCGAACGATGCTGCCTATCTTGCCGCCGCTGCCTTCATCGAGGGCGCTGCGGTGTCTCACATCCTGGGCATCACGATTACCAACACGCAGGCGCTGGACTCGACCGTCACGAACGATCTGCCGTCGCTCCTGAAAACGGCGAACTACAAGCGCACTGTGACGCAGTATTCGTCCTCGTCGCCTTACGCCGTGGCATCGCTGCTCGGTCGCGCCTTCACGGTCGACTTCACGGCGAACAACAGCACGATCACGCTGAAGTTCAAACAGGAGCCGGGCGTATCGGCCGAAAAGCTGACACAGACGCAGGCGAATGCTCTCAAGGGCAAGAACTGCAACGTCTTCGTGGCCTATGCCAACGCAACGGCGATCATTCAGGAAGGCGTGATGGCCAACGGGTACTTCTTCGATGAAGTGCACGGCACAGACTGGCTGCAGAACGAAGTCCAGAACAACGTCTACAATCTGCTCTACCAGTCGACCACGAAAATTCCCCAGACTGACGCAGGCGTTAACCTGATCGTCAACGTGATCGAGTCCACCATGGACGAGGCGGTCAACAATGGCCTTCTTGCCCCCGGTGTCTGGAATGCTGGCGGCTTCGGTGAGTTGAGCCAGGGTGATACGCTCACCAAGGGTTACTACGTCTATGCGCCGAAGGTTGCGACCCAGACGCAGGCCGCGCGTGAAACCCGTGTTGCTCCGACAATCCAGGTTGCTGCTAAGGGTGCGGGAGCCGTGCATAAGGTAAACGTTATCATTAACTTCAACAGGTAAAATGTTGATTTAAATGCTAAAACTGGCTTTGGAAGCGAAGCGCTTCCCGCCGTTAATCGATAGGAGGCTACCATAGCTACGTATTCATTTTTGGACGTGACGGCCTCGATTGCCGGCCCCGGTGGAAACTTCTCTCTCGGCAATGGCTCCGGCAACTCCGAGGAAGGCATCACCATCACGATGACCGAAGACAAGAACACCATGACGATCGGCGCCGATGGTAGTGCAATGCACTCCCTTCACGCTGGCAAGTCTGGAACCGTCTCGGTCCGGCTGCTGAAAACCAGCCCGGTCAACAAGCAGCTGATGACGCTCTACAATTACCAGACCACGTCATCGGCGCTTCACGGTCGCAACACCATCACGATCCGCGATACGGCCCGTGGTGACAGCATCACGGCAGCTATCTGCGCCTTCGCCAAGGCTCCTGACCTGACCTATGCCAAGGACGGCAACACCGTCGAATGGTCGTGGCAGGCTGGCAAGATCGACCAGATTTTGGGTGAGGGCGTCTAATGTCTGACTTCGAGATCAACGACGTGAAATATCGGGCTGAGAAGCTCGACGCGATGCAGCAGTTTCACGTCGCTCGGCGAATTGCTCCTGTGATCGCCGTTGTCCCCAATGTGCTGAAAAGCATCAAGGGTGACATCGGCGCCTTGCAGCCGTTGCTGGAGATTGTCGGCAAGATGCCCGATGATGACGTGAATTACATCATCTCGGAATGCATGAGCGTCGTCTATCGCCTTGATGGTCCCGGTTATGTTCGGGTTTGGACGCGCGGCACCAACAAACCGATGTTTGCCGACATGGACATGACCGTTCTGCTTCGCATCGTCTTTCAGGTGGTGTCGGACAATCTCCTCCCTTTTATGAGCGCCGGCCAGCAAGCATCCCCCGATCAGAAGCCGGCGTAAAGTTCGATCCGGTCAGCCTGCCGGATGGCATGGACTGGATGATGCGTCCCGTGATGCGGGGGCTTTGCCGATACGAGAGCCTGAAAGACGGCTCCGTCGACCTGTGCGACATCGCGCAGATGAATGAAGCAATAGACGCGCTGGACGAAAACACGCAGCGTGCGCAAAAGGCGGCGAGGGAAAACTGATGGCCGATACCATCCGCGAGTTCCTCGTCTCCATCGGCTACGGGGTTGACCAGCAGTCCGAGAGGAAATTCAAGGATAGCGTCAGGTCTGCCACGCTTCAGGCAGAGCTTATGTCGAAGGCCATCGTTGCGGCGGCAAAGACGACCGCTGAGGCGCTTCAACAGGTCGCGAAGAACTTCGATAGCCTTTACTGGACATCGCAGCGTACGGGCGCCTCTGTCCAGAATATCCGCGCTCTTTCCTATGCGGTCTCGCAGCTTGGCGGATCGTATCAGGGTGCAATTGCCTCGATTGAATCCTTCGGCCAGAAGTTGAGGACCAATCCGGGCTATGAAAGCCTGGTCAAGTCGCTCGGCGTGCAGACGCGGGACAAAAACGGTCAGCTTCGCGACCAGATCGACGTCATGGAAGACTTGGGCAAGCGGCTCAAGTCGATGCCTTATTATCAGGCAAACCAGTATGCGTCGGCGCTCGGCATTGATGAGACCATGCTCCGCGCGCTGCAAAGCGGCGAGTTGCAGAAGTTCATCAAGGAGCAGAAGGAGCGTGATCGGGCCTTTGGTCTTAACGGTGACAAGGCGTCGAAGGCATCGCGCGACTTCATGCGTGGCGTCAACGCCATGGCCGCGAGCATCGAGACGCTGTTCGGCAAAGTCCTCACGGACAACATGCCGCGCATTTCGGAGTTCATGGAGAAGATCCAGAAATGGATGGTCGACAACGGCCCGGCTATCTCCAAGGCGTTCGGTGACGCTGCTGAGGTGATCGCCACGCTGGCAACCAATCTTGGGCAGGTTCTGGATAAGCTGGAGCCTGTCTGGACCGGCTTCACCAACATTGCCGAATCCATTACCGGCGATAAGGGGCTGGTGGCTGCGATTGAGGTTCTTGTCGGCGCCGCGGTGCTTGGCAAGCTGATCTCCATGTTGGGGCTGCTCGTCGGCGGCACTGGCGGCGGCTTGATGGGCAAGTTCCTTGGCATGCTGGGCATCTATGGTGCAGCAGCGGCGGGCGCAAACTCGATCGTCAATCCCGGTGACGGGCTGACCAATGCTCCGAGGCTTGGGCGTTGGGGCGTCGATGACGCGCTTCGCTGGGGATACGGCAAGGTCAAGGGAATGTTCGGCGGTGGTGGTGCTGGTGGCTCTGGAAGCCCGCAAAAAGGCGCTCCGATTAATGTTAAGCAGAAGTGGGAGAACGCGAAGCGGTCTTACGATTTCTGGCGTAGTAAAGGGCTAACCAGAGAATCCGCACTTGCAATGGTCGGTACAGAAGATGGCGAAAGCGGTTTCAACCCGAATGCCCGCGGCGATTTCGATAGCGCCAGCGGCCAGTACCTGGCGGGTGGTCCTTTCCAGCACCACAGGGACCGCAGAAACGCGATCCTTGCGGCAACTGGCATCGACATGTGGGACAACAACACGTCCCATGAGAAGAAGCTGGAGGGTGCCTATTGGGAACTCACGCAGGGCAATGACAGCCAGGCAAGGAGAGCGTGGCGCAAGCTTCTTGAAGGTGGTCCAGTTGAGTACGGCGTCAGCGCAGCGACCTATGATTACGAACGCCCACGGGACAAGGCCGGACAGACCGCCGTTAGGACTGATCTTGCCTACAAATGGGGAAAGGTTCTGCAGGACTCTCCTGCGGGCAACGATCCGAACGCCTTTAAACGCGCTCACCCGGCTTTCGGCGGGAACGTAGTGCCGCCGCTAATGCAGCCGCCGGGGATCAATGCCGGTAGCGAAGTGAAGATGAACCAGACGACGAATATCTCTGTAGTGGGTTCGTCAAACCCGACAGACACGGCCAACGCCGTGGCAGGCAAGCAGGAGTCGGTCAATGGCCGGCTTCTGCGTAACACTCAAGGGGCAATTCGCTGATGTCTTTGCTTGACGATGCCTTTGCCCTGATTTTCTCCCCCACGCGCCTCATCGGGTTCATCATCCCCGATGTGGTCGTGGAAGAGGTGCACCGCGACCAACTGGTGATTACCGATCACCCGGTGGAGCAGGGAGCGGCAATCTCGGATCACGCATTCAAGATGCCATCTGAGATCGAGATGCGCTGTGGGTGGTCAAACTCGACGGCCGGAACGACGGGATACGTGCAGGCGGTCTATCAGGAACTTTTAGCGCTCCAGCAGATGCGCCAGCCGTTCTCGGTCTTCACCGGCAAGCGTTCGTATTCGAACATGCTGATCCGGTCTCTTGAAGTGGTGACAGATGAGCACTCGGAAAACGCGTTGCTGGTGACGGTCGGGCTTCGCGAGATCATCATTGTCAGCACGACAACGACCTCAGCGCCGAAAAGCCAGCAGAGCCAAGCGGCGCGCACAACGTCGATTGGGAATGGCGGTGCGAAGCAGGTTCAATCGGCCGGGAGTTATTCTACGCCGTATAGGGGGCCGCAGTAAACAAGATCAAGGTTCTCAGTATGGAAGCCCTTGAGGCTCTGACTTCACCCAGAGTTTTCCATACTCCGAGTATTGAGAGAGATTCACGTTCATCTTCATGCCGTTAGACAGCATGGCGATGGCAGAGCATTGAACATTGTCTCCGTCCTCCTTGGAAAGTTTCAGGTCGACAAAATCAATGGTGCGGAAGAATGGATTGGTTTGATCCTTCGCTACATCAAGCAGTTGAGAGGCGAGTCTTTCGCAAGGGGGCGTCGTAATTTCGGTTGCTACCTTCGATATGATGTAGAGAAATCCCACGATGGCAGCGAATACAGCCATCGCAATAACTTTAGACCGGTTTGACGTTTTAGGCGCGAACGGCTGATTGGCTGTACTGGTTTCAGTCATGTTGGCCCCCGGATCAAACGAAACGGGTGCATAAAACCACGAATTCTAGTTCTGGTCGAGATCAGAAAATTATCAGGAGGAAGGGCTTTGTAGCCGAACGCCGGCGCCCCCTGAAGCAGTCTCGCCGTCAGCAAGGAAAATGATGCCTCTTTCTTCGTAGACGCGACGAATCGCATCCACTGTCAACGTTTGAGAACCACGTGGCCCTGAATCATCCTGTTCCACTCGGCTGACTGTGTTAGGAGTGACCTTTGCAAGCTCGGCAACCTCACGGACACCAAGCTTGAGCATAGCGCGCGCTGCTCTGGCTTGAATAGGGTTCAAAATGAATACTCCGTATTTTTTTTAATACAGGGTATTTACAATTACCCCGTATCGGTATAAATACAATGTATCGATTACGGAGGCAAACGAAATGTTCAACATCTCAGCACTGATCAAGAACCCGATCGTCAAGGCAGCATTCGAACGTGCAGAACGAGACAATGGCGCAGCATTCGCAATCCCGGCTCCGAAGACCCCGGTTCTCACCGGTGGATCGGCTAAGGTTCTGGAGGCTGCGTGATGGATCGTCGCACAGTTTTGAAAGGCGGCATTGTCGTCGCCGCATGCACCCCGGCTTTGGCCGTCGCACCTGAAAACCCTCTGCCGGAGGCCGTAGAGCTTCCAGTCGACAAGGTTCACCGCTTGGCGGAAGAACTCGCCCACGCTCTGGACGAGTGGAATCGTCAAACCAACGTGAAATTCACGGCGCAGGTTGCGCCAGCTTCAAGCGGCTTGGGCATCTACTTCCGCAACGAGCGGTTAGGCTTCGCCTGAAATCTGAAAATCTGAATACCCCTTGGCCAAAGGGGAAAGCGTGGATACCGAGACCTCCTTCGGCCTCGGTTCCGCGAATGCGGACCAGTGCGCTTCTGGCTTGGCCGGCCGAGCGCCGAAGGAGACCAAATGGTTATTGAGTTTCAAAAAGCGGAGGACGTGAAACCGGCTGATTTCAAGCCGCACCCGTTGGCTGAGCTGTTCCCGATGATGGACGATGATGCGTTTCTCGACTTCGCGCAGGACATTGAAAAGCACGGCCAGCGTGAGCCGATCATCATCTACGAGAACAAAATCCTTGATGGCCGGAACCGTTACAAAGCCTGCCAGATGCTCGGCTTTTCGCCGCGCTTCAAGGAATACAATGGCAATGACGCGCTCGGCTTCGTTATCAGCCTCAACCTGAAACGTCGGCACCTTACGGAAAGCCAGCGGTCGATGGTGGCGGGAAAGCTCGCCAACCTCGGAAAGGGCAATCTTTCGAAATCGGCAAATTTGCCTATTTCACCAGTCAGCCAGCCAGAAGCCGCCAAGATGCTCAACGTTTCAGAACGTTCGGTTCGGACTGCAAAGCAGGTGCAGAAAACAGGCGTTCCCGAACTGGTTAAGGCAGTAGAGGAGGGTGCCGTCTCGGTTTCCGCTGCTGCCGTCATCGCCAAGCAGACGCCCGAAAAGCAGTCCGAAATCCTGTCGCCCAAGGACGAAAGGGTTATCGCGTCAGCCGTCAAGGAATTGAAGGAGGCGCAGAACCTTTACGACCGCACGGTGGCGGCAAAGGAGGCTTACGGTTCGCCTGAGCCACTGACCGAAGAAGACATGGAAGCCCTTGCCGATGCGGTGGGGACGCCAGCAGAGCGCAGCGTGGTTATGTCGGTTCTCGGGATCGGAGAACAGGTAGCGGAATTGCCGCCGCCTTCGGTCTTTATCGACCAGATACCGCCCGCGTTTGAACGCACGATCAATGACGAAATCAACTCGCTGGAAGGGGTGTTGAACTGGTTCGACGCTTTCCTGAAAGCATGGAAGGCCAAGGAGTAAGTGCAATGTCTCATCTCAGCGATACGATTACAAAGCATGTGCAGGAATCTCTGAACAAGGACGGTTTTCACCCTCGTCTGATTGCTCCCCGCATTTGGGAGGAACTTGACGCTGAAGAACAGAAGAAGTGCGGTTTGGCGGAAATTGTCAGGCGCATGAAAACAACAGCGCGAACGTTGACCAACAACGCCTTTGCGGTTGTTCGTTCTGGCCAGATCGAGTTGCCGTTCAAGATCGACGGCGCTGTGGCAATGGATATCGAGGGCAACACAATCAGGCTGACGGAATCTCTCAGTCAGCTTGAGTTCCGGCGCGCTATCGAAATCCGGCGCAAGCAGATCAAGGATGACGTCAAGCAACTCAAGGAATGGGAGTCCGCCGAGCGCATGGCCTCGCCATATTGGCGCGACCATTCCGAATGGACGTTCGGTCAGTGCGTCAGGCAGTTCGCACGAGACCAGCGCGGACAGCCGCGACGGAGAAAAGCAGCCCCGAAACAGATCGGTGCGTAATCACTCAAGGGCGGCGAAAGCCGCCTTTTCTCATTCAAGAGGCTCACCGTGGCAACATACTACGAAATCCCTCTCAGCGGCTCACCAGAGACGTTTTCGATCATCTTGAAGGAAACCACGTACCAACTGACGACGCGCTACGTGGCGGCAGATATGGGCGGCTGGCTGCTGGATATTGCTGATGCTGACGAGAACCCGCTAGCGAACGGTCTCCCCATGGTGACCGGTGCCGATCTACTGGCTCAGTACGCATATCTTGGGATCGGTGTTGCGCTGTATGTGGCGACTGACGGCGATCCTGATGCTGTGCCGACGTTCGATAATCTCGGCACCACGTCGCATCTCTATACCAAGGTTTGATTGATGGCCCAGCAATGGCTCCGGTACTGCAAGCTCACTGTGGCTGGCGGCGGTGACAGCGTTGACCTGTCTCAGCTTCGCATCAGGTTTCAGGTGACACAGCATAACCTGCAGTCTCCGAATGTCGGGGATATCACGATATCGAACCTGTCGGATCAGACGGTGAAGCGGATCAAGGGCGAGGGGACCGAAGTCACGCTTGAGGCCGGATATCAAGAAAATCCCGGTCTGATTTTCAAAGGCCAGATTATCCAGAAGCGTTCAGGCCGTGAAAACCCGGTCGACACGTATCTGAACATCATCGCACAGGGCGGCGATCAGGCCTACAATTATGCGACGGTAAACAAGACGCTGGCCGCCGGCCACAGCTATCGCGATCAGGTTTTGACAGCCTATGAAGCGATGAAGCCGTTTGGCATCACCTTGGGAAAGATTGCCGATCTGGGTGACAAGAAGATGCCTCGGGCGCGCGTCATGTTCGGCATGGCTCGGGATATCCTTCGCACCATCGCGATTTCGACCGGAACGAGCTGGTCGATCCAGAACAACGAACTGACCGTCACGAAAAACAACGAGCCGAAAGAGGGTGGGGCAATCGTCCTCAACTCGCGCACCGGCTTGATCGGCCTTCCGGTCCAGTCGATCGACGGCATTCTGGTGACGTGCCTGCTGAACCCGCAGATCGGGCCTGGCAGCCTGATCCAGATCGATCAGGCATCGGTGCAAGAAGCCAAGCTGAGCGCGGATTACACCGCGGTCGTCAACAACGCCATGATCCCGTCGACCGCCGACGACGGCTTTTACAAGTGCCTTGTGGTCAACCACATCGGGGATACCCGCGGTGATCCCTGGTACACGCAAATCCTTTGCCTTCGCGCTGATGGCAAGGGGCCAATACCTCTTTCCATCGCTTCTCAAGGGATAGCTTTGTAATGGACCCTCGCGAACGCACTGGCGATCTGGAAGAGGCCTTCCGGGCAATGCTTGACGGCTTCAAGGCTTCGCTGTGGACGGCTGTTCCGGCCATCGTCCAGTCCGTGGACTTTGCCAAGCAGACAGCAACGCTTCAGCCGGCGATCAAAAGCCAGCAGAAGATGCCAGACGGATCGGTGAAGGCTGTTGACCTCCCTGTGTTGACGGACGTTCCGATGCACTTCCCGACAGGCGGCGGGGCATCCATGACTTTCCCGGTGAAAGCTGGAGATGAGGCGCTTGTCGTCTTTTCCTCGCGGCCGAGCGATGCGTGGCAGCAGAGCGGCGGCGTGCAAAGTCAGATCGATGCCCGCACGCACGATCTGTCCGATGGCTTTGCCATGGTCGGGTTCCGTTCGAATGGAAAAGCCCTCTCGGGGGTCAGTTCGAGCTCAACCCAGATACGGTCCGACGATGGGCAGCATGTGATTGACCTAAATCCATCTTCCGGCCTGACCTTGACATCTGGCGGGGTGAGTATGGCCCTAACGCCGGGTGGCTTGGCGATCACCGGCGGGACAGTGACGCACAACGGCAAAGACATAGGTGACACTCACACCCACGGCGGCGTTGTGCCTGGCGGTGGCAATACCGGGACACCGAACTGATGAGAGTCCGAAAGCTCGACGCCAATGGCGATTATTCCTTCGGGAACCAGCAGCAAGACTTCTGGAAAGACGTTCCCGACGGTCCGGCGCAGTGCGTCCTGACGCGGCTCTATCTGGAGCAGGGTCAGTGGTTCCTCGACACATCCGAGGGCATCCCGTGGAAGACGCGGGTTCTCGGCAAATACACCGGCGAGACGCGCGATGCAGTCATCCGGTCGCGCATCCTCGGAACGCAGGGTGTGACGCAGATCGACACCTATTCCAGTGACCTGAACCGGGAAACCCGCGAGTTCAACGTCTCGGCCACGATATCGACCGAGTACGGCAAGACGACAGTGACAGGGACGCTTTGATGGCTACGACACCAGTCTGCGTGATTGATCAGAACGGCATCAGCGTTCCGGCCTATACCGACGTGCTGACCTATCTCAAAAGCGCGTATCAGGGCATCTACGGTTCCGACGTCTATCTGGAACCGGATTCCCTCGACGGCCAGTTCGTCGCGCTTCTGGCACTGGCAATCACCGACGCCAATAACATGGCTGCTTCAGTTTATAACGCCTTCTCGCCCTCGACGGCGCAGGGTGTTGGCCTGTCCAGCGTCGTGAAGATCAACGGGATCGCGCGCAACATCGCCTCCAACTCTACGGTTGATGTGGCGCTCATCGGTGTTGCCGGCACAACAGTCACCAATGGAATCGTGTCGGACGATGCGGGCAATAACTGGAGCCTCCCAGCCAGTGTCGTTATCCCGCCGTCCGGCACGATCACGGTTACGGCGGTCTGCCAGACAATTGGCGCCGTCACTGCCGCGATTGGCGCTGTATCGACCATCGCCACGCCGACGCGCGGCTGGCAGAGCGTCTCAAATGCTGCAATCGCCAATCCGGGTAATCCTGTCGAGACGGACGCTAACCTTCGCAACCGGCAGGCCACGTCCACCGCGTTGCCCTCCTTGACCATTCTGGAAGGTATTGTTGGGGCGCTGGCGGCAATCACTGGCGTGACGCGGTATCGCGCCTATGAGAACGACACCGACGTAACGGATAGCAACGGCATCCCAAGCCACTCAATCGCGATCATTGTTGAGGGAGGCGATGCGCAGGCCATCGGTCAAACCATCGCTGACAGAAAAACGCCGGGGTCTGGAACGTTTGGCACAACGACAGTTACCGTGGTGGATGCGATCGGCGTTTCGCACGCCGTCAAGTTTTCGCGTCCGGTCTCCGTCGGCATAAAGGCCGGCATCACGGTCAAGGCGTTCGCAGGATATACGGTTGCGATCGAGAACGCACTTAAGCAGGCGGTTGCTGATTACATCAACGCCCTGCCAATCGGTCAAAGCGTCTACTTCACGCGGCTGTATGTTCCGGCGAATCTGGGCAACAGCATTTCAGGTTCCACATATGAGGTGACAAACCTGCAAATCGCCAAGCTTGCGGATCCGTTGGCCGCTGCGGACGTCACGATTGCGTTCAATGAGGCCGCTGCGTGCAGCGCATCGAATATCACGGTAACGGTGACGTAATGGCTGCAATAGACGATTACCTCGATCTTATAACGCCCTATTACCGCGGGAAACCTGTTTTCACAGCAACTCTCACGGCGGTTCTCGAACCGTTTGTGAACCTACAGTCGATGCTCGGGAAGATGCCTCAGGATTTCGATCTTGACACGGCTGTCGGGGCGCAACTGGATGCTGTTGGCGAATGGGTCGGGCGTACTCGCTTCATTCCTACGCCTGTCGCGAACGTGTGGTTCACGTTCAATGATGACAGGCGAGGATTTGATCTCGGCGTCTGGAAGGGCCCTTATGACAGCGACACAGGGATCACTCGGCTTGACGATGAGACGTACCGAATATTTCTTCGCGCCAAAATAGCCGCCAACCAATGGGATGGTCGAGTTGAAACGGCTCAAGCCGCTTTCAGTCTTGTGTTCTCGCAATCTCCTGGCACGAACATTTTCGTCATCGACAATTTCGACATGACTATGACGGTCGGGATATCAGGGGTGATCCCGTCTCTTCTATTCATTGCGCTTCTCCAGCAGGGGTTTCTGCCCATCAAGCCGGAAGGGGTTCGGATTAATTACGCCATAACAACCGTCAACAATGCGCCGGTCTTTGGGTTCTCCGATCAAGTGCGCGAAGAAATTCTGACTTTTACCGACACAGACAGTGACGACTACATTCTCACGTACTCCAACGAGTACGGAGCAGAATTCTTGCTGACCTCGAAAGACAATTTGTCGAGCACGCCGCCTCCGTTTGATGGGATTTATATCGGCGGTTTCGACGTCGGATCGTGGGGCGTAGGCCCCGAGTATTACTCCTCCTGACAGGCTGGATATTCTATGGCTACCAATCAGTATCTCCCGTTTGGCACGGCCGGCGGGGCAAATGTTCTGTCGCCCACCGACTACAACGCGCTGCCGGCGCGCTTGTCCGGGTTCACGGCTGGAACAGCTTTTAGCGTGCAACTCAACACCGTGTGGCGGCAGTCTTCTGTTGTCTCGGCAATGGTCGGTGAATTTATCACCGACTACGGCGGCCTCGATGCGCTTGACGACGGTAGTGTCGACAATCTGGAAACGGCCTTTGTCAGGACGATGCAAAAACAGCCATGGCTTTATGCGGTGGCTGCGGGCACGGCGAATGCATTAACGGCAGCCCTGTCTCCAGCGCCTCAGTCTATCACTGCGGGGATGGTGATCAGGCTCAAGATTTCCACAGGCAACACAGACGTTGCAACGCTCAACCTGAATGGCCTCGGCGCGGCTCCCATCCAAACCAAATTCGGTGCGCCTCTCGCTCGCGGTGCGCTGACTGCCGGATCGGTTGCGACCCTTATCTTCGATGGCGCAGCATGGCGTATCGCTGATCTTTCTCTTTCGGAGATCCCAGTTAACTTCGGCCAGTGCCGCCTTTCCGTGCAGTCGGCCACGGCGTTGTTGCTTTCTCCGTATTCTGGCAACTCGTTGGTCGTCAACGGTAGCCCGGTGAAGATACCGTCTGCTGGCGTTACCTTGAGCAACTCTGGGCTCTCCGCCAACACGGTTTACAACGTGTATGCTTTCTTATCGGGTGCAACGTTGACCCTTGAAGCGTCGGGGACAGCGCATTCTCCGGATTCCTCTACAGGCGTGGAGATTAAGTCGGGTGATCCTACGAGAACGCTTGTGGGCAAAATCCGAACCAATGCGACATCTAATTTCGCGGACACGACCAATTACCGGGGTTGTATTAACTGGTTTAATCGGCGGCAGTTGAATGTCACCGGCGGTTCGGGGACAAATAGTACGTCTTCCTCTTCGTATATTGATCTAGGTGGATCAATCTCATGTTCTTTTCTTGCGTGGGGCGATGAAGCGCTATTCAGCGTCGTTAACGGTTTCGCACGAAGTGACACTGTCGGTGGCCAGGCCAATATTTCGCTTACGCTCGACGGCGTTCAGGGATTCGCTTCTGACAGTGGCATGCAGGCTCCAACCGCAAACTACAACCAGGCCCTGATTTCGACCGCATCATATACGCCTGCCGAAGGGTGGCGCACGCTGAGTTATGTGGGAAGAACTGGCGGGCCTGGGAACATGACCGCCACAATGGCCATTCAAACAATTGTAAGAGGGTGAATATGTTCGCTGTGCTCAATAGTCTTGGCGTTGTTTGCGCTCTGAGGGAAACTGACGATCCAATCGCGGACGTGTTTACTATCATCCCTGTTGACCCCAATAAACCTCCTTCAGTAGGAGACACTGCTTCGCTCGGCCAGAGCGGCGCGTGGATTTTCACGGCCCCGACAGCAATAGACATCTCTGCTGTCAAAGAGGCTCGCGTTGAAGCTTTGCGATTGGCTTGCGAGTCCGCCATCACAGGCGGTTTTAAATCCAGTGCTCTCGGTGAAATTCACACCTATCCCAGCGACATCAAGGCGCAGATCAACCTCATGGGCTCTGTCACCGACAGCTTGATGCCTGACCTGCCCACGGGTTGGAGCACGCCGTTCTGGGTTTGTGACGCACAGGGTAACTGGAAGTGGGAGGCTCACAACGCCTCTCAGATCCAGCAGGCAGGGCGAGACGGCAAGGCCGCAGTAGTGGCCGCACAGACCAAGCTTGGCGAACTGACGGCGGCTGTCGAAGCAGCGAAAACCAAGAAGGCTGTCGAGGCTATCACCTGGTAGCGACAGCCCGACCATCAACAATAGAATTAGAGTACCCGACCGGCTTTAGGCCGGTTTTTTCATGGGTAATTGGAGCCTGCAAATGACCGTTCCTTTGGAGAGACAGAAGAATATCGCCGACGTGGCGCCACGGGTGCGCGAGCAGCTTGGGCTTGGCTCGGCGGCGGTGGAGGATGCGACGTCTTTCGCAACGGCTGAGCAGGGCGGCAAGGCAGACACGGCGCTTCAGCCGGATGAGTTTCGAGCGGCCAGTGTTTCGGTCCCGCTCGTGCTCCGCACTCGGGATAAGATCAACGTCTTGGATTACGCTACAAGCGCAAGCCAGAAGCTCGCAGTGAGTCAGGGCAATGTCGCCGTTGATGCGCTATGGGCTGATGCGATCCAAGACAGCGCTGATCAGCAGGCTTCAGAGATCACAGTCGATGAAGGCAACTACGAAAGCAGCGACAATGCTGTTCTTCTGAACCCCGGTCGAGTTGTCCGAGGCGCAGGAAGCGGTACGGTTTTCCGCAAGAATGGGGCCGGTCAGTTATTTTCCACGCAACAGGCACCACCATCCATAGCGGATGGAGAACTCGCTGCGGACGCCGGGACAGGTACCGCCTACCTCAACTCCGTTCAACTGGCTACGGGCGAGGGCGCCGCCTTCACAGTCGGACAAACCTGCCTGTTGGTTTCGGAGGAAGCCATCACAACCGCCGCAGGAGACAAGAAGGCCCAGATCGTCACCATTCAGAGCATTGCTGGCGACCTCGTCCGTTTTTGGGAGACGCTGCGTTACTCTTTTTCCGTGGCTAACACGGCCCGGTTGGTTCCATTGACGCTTGCGTCTGGCGTGGGTTATCGGGATCTCCGCATTATCATGGACGACACAATCACCCTTGAGAGTTCTCTAGGTTTCCATCCCAATTTCGGCATTGACGTCCAGTTTGCGCATGACGTGATTATCGACAACGTCGGCGTCAAAGGAGCTGTCGGTTCCATGATTAGCCTTCGCGGCGTGAAGGGAGCGGTGCTTGAGAGGCTCACCGGAAGTGATGGTGGCTCTACTACTACCGGCTCGGATGACCCAAGCAGCAGTGAAGGTGCTGGCGGCTTCGCTTACGGCGTTAGCCTCTCTGGCCTAAATCAAGGCATACTTGTGAATGGAGGCGTGTTTGAGCGCATCCGACACGCCTTCACAACGGGCGGTTTCTACGCGTCAATTTTCAACTATGGCGAACCTGTCTCCGTTTCTGTTAACTCGCTTGTCGCCATCGGAATGAAGAATGCGGCGTTTGATACCCATCAAGCGGGCCGGGACATCGCCTTCAATTCTTGCAAGGCGAGTATGGGGCGCTTTGCTGGCTTCCAGGTGAGGTCGATGGAAACTCGCCTCCATAACTGTTCAGCCAGTGATATGATTGGACCGGCTGCATGGGTCAGGGGCGGACAATCGGCGTCTCCGCAGACCGCTGGTGATCGTTGCCAGATCACTGATTTCACCGCTGAGCGAACCAACCTGGGTAGTGTCCTTGGCGGGGACTGGACCGCGTTTGGCGCAATCATGGACGAGGGCGAAGAAACCCTCATTAACGGGCTCTCAGTCTACCGCAGTTCTGGACCGGCAATCACGGTTGGACGCAATGGCATTGCGAAGCGCACCCGGTACAAGAACATCGACGCAGTGGACGTATGCCAAAGCACGATCAACAAAGCCGTCGTGCACGTCATCGACACCAACTTCGATCAAACCATTGACATCGACGGCCTCAGCAGTTTGTCGGATGGGAAGGTCGTTGATCTCATCAAGATCGATAGTGCTGATCCGTTCGTAACCATTCGAGGGGTCAGAGGAAGCGGGCATACAGGCTCTCGCGTTAGCACGGTCGCCCTGGGTCGCCTGAACGACGAAGACGCGCCGATCAACCCTGCCGTAAAAGAGTTCTCGGATGATTTCATAGGGCGCGTTCTGGATGCCTCGAAGTGGCGCACCCACAAGGGGTCTAGCTCGGCAGCCGTCTTGCCCGACCTTTTCCCAGCACCCGAAGGTAAGGTCCGCCTGACAACCGGTAACGACGCAGGCGGAACGGTCCCTCTGAATGGATCGCAATTGTCCGCAGGGACTATTGTGCGAGCGGATTTCGGCCAGATCACCAGCCGCTTCCGCTTGTACATGTCGGCCACTACGGATGTAGCGGTGTTCGTTGGGTTCACGGATCAAAGCTCCGTCCTAGAAATGCCTTTCACGCTCGGTGGGGGGAATGCTTTAACAGCTAACGCCAGCAATGCGGTCGGCGTTCTGTTCGACACAGCGGCAGACGCCGATAATTGGTGGCTGGTGGGCGTCAAGAATGACGTGAAAGCGACCGCCCAGAACATCGGCTCCGCGCCAACAGCGGGACTGTACGAGTATTGGGATATTATCATCGAAATGAACGGATCGGCGCAGTTCTACCGTAACGGACAGAAGGTTGGGGCGGTCATGGTTGGTGCTGTCCAACCCAACGCTAATCTAGTGCCAGCGGTTGTCGCGTTCTCCCGAGGCAGCGCCTCCCGCAACATTGACGTGGATCAAATCTGGCACCGCCAGAACCGGTAGCGGACCAGCGCTAGCCTTCCCAACATCGGAGAACACCATGGCGACTGCTGGTCACACGATAGTTGACGGAAGAAAGGCAGAGGCAGCATGAACGAAGGACAGATCATAGAGCTTTTCATCCACGCCGCTGAGGTCGATCGCAAGCTCGGCTAGGGAGCATGAGGGACCAATTCGCCCGATGGGCAACGAAGCGTGGGTTCCAACACGCCCCTCAGACTATTGGAACATCTGGCCCGGCACTAACGCCTGATGAAGCGAAAGCAGAAACGGTAAACCCGTCGCGTGGAGTCTCCCCAGCCGGGGAATAACTGGAGACCTAGGAGGGGCACCAATTCGCCCAACAGGGCAACGAGAGAGCGACCCCGGCACCCCATGGGCAGGCGCTGTAAACTGGAGGATGGGGTGGCCCGGCGTAGGGGCGTGTGGGTGACATCACACTCTGAAAGGACGCATGAAGGCCGCTCCGCTTGTCTGGGCGGCTTTTTCATTTTCAGTTGACCGGCTTATGCTTGGTCCTCAAGTCCGGTTCTCGACGCAAGTTTCTTGTGGGTGAGGCCGGCACCTTTCACCAGCCCCGCCCGTAACAAGGTGGGGCTGATCGATTCAGGACCGGCGGCGTATGCGTAAGCCCGGATATTCAAAGGCACACCGTATGGGGCCGCCTGATCCACATTCACCGGCCCACATGGAGAGAGCGATGACAGAGCCGATGACCATGTTCAAACTCCGTGACGAGATGAGCAAGGAAACGGAGAATGTCGTCAACCGCCTCCATCGTCATTGCAAGATCGGGCGGGTTGTGAAGAAGTTTCAGATACACGGTGGCCAATGGGTAGCGCCTAAGTCGCTGCTGCCCGGCGCGATAAAGCTGCCATCGGCCGGCGGCTATGTGCATACCACCAGTTCAGGCGACGTTCCGCTTGTCCCAGCGCACGGCGTTATGATGTGACCTCGGAGTAGCCACCCCATGACCACCACCGAGCAAGAGCGGGAGAGGAAGTAAGCCGTGGCAATCTTGGCGGAGCAGGTTAGACGCAGGGGCAGGGCCCCGGATGCTGTCCCTGCCAACATGCCCACACAGGCGGATATCTCCGACGCGACGAAGCGATCGGAATACTCGCAAGATAGCCAGCTTGACGAGCGCCTGCAGTCTTTCGCCACGTCGATGGCTGGCACATACGAGCCGAAATTTGCCGACGGGACAACAAGCCAGTACCTGCGCGGTGACAAGACTTGGCAGGTCATCCAGCAGAGTGATGTATCAGGGCTGGTAGCCGCACTAGCGAGCAAGGCAGCACTTGCGCACATACACGCCATCAACGACATTACCGGCCTCTCTGCGGCGCTCTCTGGCCTTTCTGACGCGGCAGCAGCCAAGGTGGCCATGCGCTTGCAACGGACGAAATCAAGGTCGCCGCTGGCTACAACGAGGAACAGGATTACTCCTGGGACCGCGCCACGATCTACCACGGCGCCGCGATCCTCCAGCAGGCAGGCGTGCTGAAGATCATCCACGACGACAACGCAGCCCTGCCGACCACGTAAGGAGGTTTGAACCATGGCTTATGATCCAAGCGGCCTTCAGAATGTCATCCCCGGCATGTCCAACACGGATAACCGGCTTTGGATTCTGAACACGACCGATGCAATCGCGACGGTCAACACGTCCAACTACATCAGCGATGGTGTGAAGCGCGGCATGTCGCAGGGCGATACCGTCCTCGTCAAGGTTCGCGCCTCCCTACCTCGCGGTGCTGTCTCTGCGCAGTACCTGGCATGGGTGAAGGACGTTGGCACTGGCGCCGACACGTTCGGGGTCGATATTACTGATGGGACAGTTATCGACGCAACTGACAGCGACTGATTAGGATTGCCATACTTTATGGCCCGTAATATACTCAAATCATCAAAGATGCGAGGTGTCATGGGCTACAAAGATGCGATTCTTTCCGCTCCGGCTAAGGGCTGGTTTAAATCACTCGTTGGCACAAGGTCGGACAGACTTTTTGCCAGCGAGTACTACGGTCACGAGCCCACAAAGCACGGCCCGATCCACTATTATCGCTGCGTATGTGATTGCGGTGGAGAAGCTATCGTCTCCGCGCAAAATCTAAGAAGGTCGTCTGGCAAGAACAGTTGCGGATGCCGGAAGCTTGAAGAGTTCAAAGAGCGATCCGTGACACATGGGATGTCCCGATCTTCTGAATACAACAGTTGGCAAAGCATGCGCGCTCGTTGCTACAACTCTTCCAACCCGGCTTACCGGCACTACGGCGGCCGCGGCATCACCGTGTGTGATCGATGGATGGATAGTTTCGAAAATTTCTTTTCCGACATGGGAAGAAAGCCCTCCGCTAAGCATTCTATTGAGCGCGTTGACGTAGACGGCAACTATGAGCCTGGAAACTGCAAGTGGGCCACCGACCTTGAGCAGGGGCAGAACCACCAAACGCACCACCTTGTTACGACTGATGGCGGGCAGGTGATTTTGTCCGAAGCAATACGGGCTGCTGGTCTGCCAGCTAAAGCAGTGTCAAATCGTTTGAGCCGAGGTTGGCCGGTTGATCGCGCTCTTAAAACGCCATTGAACGCGCCGAGGAAGGTGCGGACAAGACCGAACGCTGTCTGGGTTGAGGTGGATGGCGAGCCGATGCTTTTGCGCGCGGCGTGCACCCGGCTTGGGAAACCATACAAAACGGTCCATGCAAGGATCAAGCGAGGTCGAGCGCCGCAAGAGGCGTTGGATATGTAGCAACGGCGTCCTTCGGGGCGCCTTTTTCATTTTAGGTTTCAGAAAGGAAACCCGATGACCGAGAAAACCCCAAAGCTTGGCGGCCGGGACCGATTCCAGCCCGCCGACTTCTCCATCCAGCGCTTTGCCGCAAAGGTGCCGGCTGAAATCACACTCAAGGATGTGCTGCACCCCGAGTTCTTCAGCAACCATCTCGACAAGATGAAGCCTGGTATGGAGATCACAGTCCTCTCCGACGACAACAAGCTCGACGTGCGTCTCCGCGTGCTTTCCGTGACGGCCACCACAGCCTCGCTGCGCGTGCTTGATGACTACAGCCAGTCTGACGAAACCAACGCCAAGCAGGATGGCGCGAAGGCCACCAAAACGGCGAAGGCCCCGGCAAAGGCCAAGCAGGATGGCGAGCAAGGTAGCGAAGACGGCGAAGCTACCGGCGAGACTGACGGCAAGCTCTCGCTGGAAGACCTCAAGATCAGCCACGGCGGGCCTCACCACAAATGGCGCTTTGCCCACGGCGACAAGGTCATCGAGCACGGCTTTGGCTCGGAAGCCGATGCGAAAGCCGCCGCTGAGGAATACGTCAAGAAGGCAAACGGCTAATGGCAACTAAGCTCGACGTATACAAGCAAGCCGAACTCCATATCGGCAAATCGACTATTACCGCGCTGAACAACGATGTTGAGGCCCGGTATAAGTTCGATCAGGCTTGGACAGGCGTAGTCGAAGAAGCCTTCATGGAGGGTGACTGGAACTTTGCCAAGAAGACGTCGAGCTTGTCCGCCAATGGTGACACCCCGATTGCGGGCTGGGGCTACACCTTTGCATTCCCCGATGATTACCTCCGCACGATATCGGTAGGTCCCTATGCTGCTTGGCGAGGCCCCTACTACGACTTCGTGGATCAGGGTGGTTTCATCTATGCCAACACCGACAGCCTCAGCCTGATCTATATCAGCAACGAGAAGGCCAATCAGGTCGAAACATGGCCGACGATGTTCTGGCGCATGGTTGCGATGAAGCTTGCTTATGAAACCTGCGAAGCGCTGACCAACGGCTCTACCAAGCAGCAGGACCTCGAAGGCCGGTTAAAGACCGCAGTGCGAAAGGCGAAGAACGTCGATGCACGCAACGAAGGCAACCAACGCCTTGGACCTGGCTCTTGGCTTCGCGCTCGCGGCGGATGGGGGGCTGGCAGCGATACCATCCACGTAACCGGAAGTGCCGAAATCGTACCCGAAGAAGGTGATGTTTAATGCCTCGTGTTAATGCGCCACTTTACAGCCTGAACGGTGGAGAGGTTGGCAGCGAGGCTTTGGCGCGTCTAGACTTGGAGCGTTTGCAGTTCGCCGGCTCGCTGTATCTCAATGTGCTGCCGCGCGTCATTGGGGCTATGTCTATCCGGCCGGGCTTGGAACACATTGCATCGATCAACTTCGGGCCGACGCAATTTCTCGAATACGCCTATTCTGGCGGCGCCACACTGCTGCCGATCCTATCTCCGGGGCAAATGCGCATAGTCAAGGATCGCGCAATCGTTTCTAGAGTTGCGGTATCCACTGTCGTCACCAACGGCGCCTTTGGGGCTTTCGATGGCTGGTCCGACGCTTCAACTGGCGGCGCTACCGCTGGTGTAGCGGGCGGGCGTCTGCAGTTGAATGGCACGACGCAGGGCAGCGCTGTTGCAAATCAGACGATCGGTGTTGCCCCGGCTGATCAGGAGAAAGAACACGGCCTCAGGATCGACGTTGTTCGTGGCCCTGTTGACGTGAGAATCGGAACATCGGTCGGCGGAGATGACATCATCTCTGCGCTTCGGCTGGATGACGGGGTGCACTCCCTCGCATTCATTCCCTACGCCTCCACGATGTACCTG